GCATCCAGAATTTAAGGCCGCCGCGTTTGAAGGTGACCAGCCAAAAAACCAAGCCCAAATCGCCCAAACCGTAGGGGTTGAGATAATCTGCCTCGTGTGTTGGGCAAAGAAACTTATAAGGCGGCGGAACGGTATCGGTCAGCCCGTTTTGGATGTAACGCAACTCGCCGTCGTCGTTGAAGGCGAACCACTCTTGCGGCTTGGCGATGATTTTGTCAGGCAGCCATGCAGAATCGGTACGCCAAATCAGCTCGATGGGTTGATAGCCGTAAAAAACGGCGTTTAAAACGTCTTTAATCAGGCGGTAAACATCGGTTTCAGCCAGCCAGCTATCAATAAAATCCCGGACATTTTTAGGCGTATCGTCGCCCTCAAGTCGCCATTCGAGGCGGGCGACGGCGGCTTTTCGGCGGCGTACCAACGAGCCGACCAAGGGGTCGCGCATCAGCTCGCGGTAAACGGAGATTTGCCTGCCCATTTTGCGCAAAACGGGGTCGGGATTAGGCAGCCAGCCGTCAAAACCGCTGAAAAACGGGCGGGAAACGGCGAGATGGGCAGATAAATCCTGCGGCTTGAAGGTCATGATGCCTTGACTGGTTTTGAGTTTGAGGTGGGGTTTGGGCATGATATGTACTCTTTAAATACCTTAATAACCTTTGGTTAATGCGCTTTTTCGGCGGATTCGGCGGCTGGCTACGCGTATCGGGCCGGTATTCAGCTCGCGGCTGGCGTAATGGGCAAGGACAAAGGCAATCGCCGCGTCTCCGTGGCGTTTTTTGCCGTCTTGACCTTTGGTGCGTACATCGGGGATGCGCGGCACGCCTCTGACCAGCTCGAAGGCGCGCAGGTCGGTCAGGATGTCTTCGTCTTTGGGGATTGCGTCCAACGTGCCGTCTTCGAGTGCGGCTTTGAACGGAGCTGTATGGGTGCGGTACCAGTTTTCCGAGAGCATGACCGACTCGCATACCTCCGCGCCAAATTCGTCGCGCATGGCTTCGGCGATTGATTGACCGTTGCCGCGCGCGTCCAATGCCGCTCCGCGCAGATTGGGTAAGCCGTGCAACAGGTGTTTCATGATTTGCTCTTGTTGGGCAAACGGCATATTGCCCAACTCCAACACGAACGGCGACTTAAGGCTTAAATTAGTCTGCTGCAACAAAGGGACGATGACGGTACGGTCTCCGCTGCGGGCAAAGTCTTCGCCGACAAAGCTGGTGCGGGTTTTATCCAAACCATCGAGCAGCGGTTGCAGGGTGTCGGCTATCCAGTCCGCCACTTCGGCAGCGCGGCTCGGCTCGGGCAAGAGGCCGAACTCATCGCTTTGGTCGTATCTGATAACCGGCGTATAAGGACTCATACGGCTCTCAATCAAGGCTCGGTTGAGCCATTTGCCGCCGCCGTTTTTAGGGATGCAGTCCAACTCTTCGCTGGCATCTTCACCGTAGAAATCGCGGATTTCCTTGCACCACGCGGCTTCGCCGTCTGCCGTCCACTCTTTGCCCAAGCGCAGGCAAATGCGGCGGTAGAGGCCGTCTGAAACGGCCTCGTCGAAAGTAATGCGGTGGATGGAGTACGGCTTTTTGCCCGCACGAATGTCGGTAATCAGCTCGTTGAACGGATTGTCCACCCCGTCATGCGTAGAGATGATATGCACCTGGCCGCCCCACATCAGCAATGCCATTGCCGCTTTGAGCAGCTCGCCGAGCTGCTCGTGGAACGCCGCCTCGTCGATGATGACGCGCCCCTGCTTACCGCGAAGGTTTGAGGGGCGACTGGATAAGGCAGTAACGCGCCAGCCGGACGCGAAACGGATGACGAAGGCGAGGACGGATTTTTTGTCGTCCCCCTCGACGAACACCTCCTCGGTCTCTTCGATTTCTCCGCCGCCAAACCGTAGAATTTCGCCCAGTTGGCACAATCACGGATAAACTCCAAAGCCATGTCTTTGTTGTAGCCTATGTACCATGCGTCCATGCCGCCCGATGAGGCGGCAAGTAAGGCGGTATCGGCAGCCTCGCCCCAGCTCAGACCGATGCGTCGGGATTTTTCGCAGAGTTTGACGGGAGAGTTATCGGCGCACCAACGCTGCTGGTAAGGCAGCAATGCCGATGGCGTTCGGTCTTCGGTTTTGGTCGTCATGATGCGATACCTAAAATCTGTTTGCGGATGGCTTCGGCAGCCGCGTCGGACAGCCCGCCTTTTTTTGCCTGCTTGGCCACGTTTTCGGCGGCGGCTTCGACTTTGGCTTTAACTTTTGCCTGATATTCCTTCAGGCGCGTACCGGCGGTAATCAGCCCGCTGATTTTGCGCGCGCCCTCGCTCATAATACCGAAGCGGTCAAGCGCGTTTAACTCGTCTTCGGGCATCTCACCAATCTGCACCAATGCCTCAAACAACTCTGTCTGCAACATCGCCATCAAGGCTTCGGAGCGGGTATCCCCCTCGTCTGCCGCACCTTCGGCAATCAGGCGTGCCGCTTCGGTGCTGTTTTTGATGGCGGCAAACCGACGCTGTACTTTTTGGCCGTACCGATGGGCGGCGGAGCGGCTGATTTCGTATCCCTGTTGCTGCAACCATTCGGATAATGCCTGATAGTCGGCGAAGCCGTTTTCGACGAGTTTCCGTTCGAACTCGTGGCGTACAGCTTCGGGGAGTTGGTCGATGACGCTGCGTTTTGCCATATCAGCTCCACACTTTTTCGGGGCGGGCGATACCGGCGCGGCACTCGACTGTGTATTCGGCAATATCGACACCCAAACTGGTCAGGTCGGCAAACCACAAGCCGTGCGGTGCTTTATTCAGCTCGACCATTTTGCGGTCGGCAAGGTAGTCGAGCTGCTGGCGCAGTTCGGTGGCGGTGGTCTGCGGGTAAATCGCGTTCATGATGTCCAGCAGAAAGGCCTCGCTGGTGGTATGAGGGCGGGCTTTATTAAGGGTGTTGATGATGTTCCAACGCATCCCCTCGCGGCGTTGTTTGGCAATCAATTCTTGGCTAATCATTTCTTTACGCTTTCCATTTTGTATATTTCGGTGAGTTTTTCGGCGACGTTGTCGAGCTTGGCTTCGAGGACGACCTGATTGCGGATGTAGTCTTCCCGCAAAACATAGGTCAGGGGCAGTCCGGCGTTGAATTCCGCCAGTTTGTTTTCCATGATTTCGACTTTGCCTTGCAGGCGCTCTTGCTGTTTTTGGCGTTCGTCCTGCTGCTCGCGGAATTGCGCCAGCAGCATTTTGCCGAAGGTAAAACAGATGCCGAGGAAGGAGAGAAGAAATCCGACCAACTGCCAAAATTCGATGTGTATAAAGGTTTTTTCCATTTTTAAGGCCATCCGTGTTCGAAATATTCTTGGCAAACGATGCAGCGGGTGCAGCCTTTGACTGCTTTTCGCCTTGCGTCCGGTATCGGGCTGCCGCAATCTTCGCAATGGCTCAGGCTGTCGGCACGTTCCGGTGTGTTTTGATGTTTCGCCAGGGACTCTTCCAAAAATATGGCTTCACGCTCTGATGCGCGGTCGGCAAAATCAGTCATTTTTCAGACGGCCTTTCGTGTACCAGTCCTGCCACCCGGAGACTTGGACTTCCAATTTTTGGCAGTATTCGCCGTAACGTACGGCATGGTTTAAGAGTTGTTCGGGTGAGCCGCCGGTCGGACGCTCAGGGCGTTCGTATTTGACCAGCAGCCCGGTAGATACAGGCGGCAAATCCACTGTCGGTACGGTTTTAATCGGGGTATCCGAAGGCACGGTTGTATAGGTGCAGGCTGTTAGAGCCGATACCGTTAAAACCATTGCCGTCTTTTTTAATCGCGTCATGCGTTTGCTCCTGTAAAGTGTTTTTATTTTTATCCAGTTCGCTCAGGGCGGATGCCAGCTCGATGCTTTGATGCTGCGCGAAGTCATGCCAACGCTTCGTTTCCGCCTGCGCTTTTTTAAGCTCGTCGGCGTATTGTTTGGCTGCCGCCATTGATGAGTTTTGGTAGGCGGTAATCAGGGCGGTTTGCTTGGCATCGGCTTTGTCGGCGGCATAGTGATAACCGCTTAGCCAGATGCCCAAAACAATCAATGCACGCCATGCCAATGCCGATTTGTTTTTGTACAAAAAATCAATCATTGCCGCTCCATTCTTCCGGATTCTCGGATTTTTTGATTTCCGCCAACTGCGGTACGGTGGCAATGCCGCGTTTGATTAAGGCGTAGCCGCCGACCATTGCTCCGTATGCCCACCAAAGCCATTCGGGGGCATCGGGCGAGAGCGAGAATTTATAGGTCATCGCTGCGGCGGCAACGTTTGCCCATAATTTGGTATGGCTGATTTTTCCGGTTGCGGGATTGGAGACTAAACCGCCCAGCCATCGGAAAAAGCCGGTCATTTTTGACGGTTTTTCTTCGCGGCGCGTTTCGCTGCCGCTACCCCGCTTGGACGGTGAGGCATCGTCCGACATCCCTGAGAAGGTATAGCTGAACGAATGCCCAGATCGACGCTGAAACTGGGAGACATCACGGCGGCCATTAGGGCGAGTAAAGACTTTTTTGACATGATTGCTCCTTTTTTAATCAATGTTGTCCGCTGATGCGTGGATCAGGTTTTGCGCGACGCGGCGGACCCAACCTTTACCGAAAGACGTGAACGTACCGAGCTTGGTATAAAAGACCAGACGCTCGGCGTTGAACCGCAATAAAAGGTCGTTTTCGGGGAGGGAATTGATGGCTTTGAGACTGATTTCGCCGATGATGCCGTCGTCCGGCACGCCTGCGGCGCGTTGGAGCATACGGGCGGCATTGCCGTAACCGTGGTTGACGCAGGCATCAAAAAATTGGAAAGCGACCGCTTCGGGCATTTGGTCTGCGTGGTAACGCTCCCAAAACGCCTTTTGATAAATGCCGATAGCCTGTTCGCGGGTCATGGCGCGCATGGAACCGTTAAAGCCGTTTGCCATTGCGGTACGCTTGGTGATGCCCCAGTTGGTTTCGCCGCCGGGGTCTTTGGGATGGTTGACGTAACCGCCCTCGTGAGAGAGGACGCGGTTGATGAATTGGTTGAATTTGTCTGACATGGAAAAATCCCTGTATTGAGGTTGAAATCAATACAGGGATTTTAGAAAAGGTCGTCTGAATGGGCTTTTAAAGGGGGTTAAAACCCGTCTTTAATCGAATTGTTTACCTCAAAACACAATCGGCAATAAGTTTGTCCAATTTTCGGACATCAATACCTTTAAGCAGATTGATTTTGATGTGTCCGGCGCGGGTCCAAAGTTCCAATTCGGCTGAAAAATCCAAAAAGCCCGCAGCATTTTCACTAGACCACATGTTGATATTGGCATAAGGCAACGAATAGATTTCCACTTTTTTCCCGCGCAGGCCTTGTGCATCACGAACAATCAACCGTTTGTCGGTAAAAACGGCACTATCGCGCATGGTTTTATACGCCGCAATGGGCTGTTCTCCTGCGACCAACAGCTCGCCGACATCGGCAGGAATCGGACATTCTTCGGTAAAAGTCCAAGCAAGCAGGGGCGTTAATTCAGCCATCATGTTTCCTTTTATTGAAGTTTTAAAAACAGCGTTTTCTCAACGCCTCTTTTTGTGCGGCTTTGAGTGCGTCAAATGCCGCAATCCTTTTTTCCGTATGCCCCGCTGCCATTTTCTTAAATAAGGCGGAAGTCTCTTTGTTTTTTTCCCTTTTGAAAATCAATGCGGCTTTATTGCAGATGGCTTCAAGATAAATTTCTTTATAAAAGGCCGTCTGAAATTTCATACAGTCAAACCCTTTGGTTTCGAGTTTGATAAAAGCTGTCATATTTTCAATCAGATATACCAACTCATATTTGGCCCCTCAAAATAGCCTGCCTGCTGGAGAAATAAAGGCAGACGTAGGAGTTGAGCAACGGTTTGTGCTTCGGACTGTCGTAAGGCGACTTCACGCGCCCGATACAGGCAGGAGAGTGCGGAATCCCAATTTTTTTTGTCTTTGTATGTGGTTGCCTGACGGTTCAACTCGGCAATATCTTCACCATGGATTTTGACGGATGGGGTATAGCGTTGGTTAGGTTGAAGTAAGGAAAGAATCTGTTCCATCGTCTGTCAGTCCCTATAGATGCCTCTTCTCAACAAGTCATTATAGTAATGCCAGTCTTCTAAAATTTCTTGTTTTTGCCTTTTGATTTTTTGAGCTTTTTGCTGTTTCCAATACAAACAGGCCATATTCGCCATCATCAAAACCACAAAATTCGTCCAATGCTCTTTTACATTACCGCTCCCAAAAGGTTGCATCTCCCATTCCCGATACCATTCAAATACTAAAAAA